AACATTGTTTTTACTGTAGTCTATGTAATATAGTTCATCTGTTTCTGGATCTCTCATGTATATTTTTTGTGAGTCTTTTGCCCAAGGTGCTACAAAATCATTAGCTGCATCTGCTTCTTCGTTTGATACACCAAAGATTGCTTGTGATCCTTTAATTGCACCATAAGGAAGAGCTAATGTTGCTAAAGTCATTCCAGTTAATCTTTTCATACCTATGGCTTTCATAGGATTTTTACTTGTAACCGGATTAATACTTTTAGTAACAGGATCAGCAATTTCGTCTAATGCTTGTTGTACGATACCTACACCAGTTCTATAAACTTCTGATGGCCACGACATAAAGTTACCAAATGGTGACATACGTGCAGCTCTTACAATCTCACCTACATATGCATAGTTAGGTACAGTATTTCTTACTATCTTAGCTGCCATTTCTTCCATTTGTTCGTTAGACATTTTTAATAGTTTATCTTTATTTAATTTAAATAATCTTCCATACTCAACTTCAAAATTAAAAACCTTCCAAAAATCATCTTCAGCTACATATGCATCTTGCATAAACTTAGCACCTTTTTTAACTCCTTTACCGAAAGCTCCTAAAGAATTTAACATAGGTCTAAGCACACTATCTGTTGCAATGTTGCCATCTCCAAATCTAATATCTTTCATCAGGTTTCTAAGATCACCAAGCCGTGTGTTTGTATTTGTTACACCAAGTTCTAAATATCTTCTGTAACGTTCCATAGATAATGGGTTTCTAATTCCAACTTGAACAGTTGCTCCTGCTCTTTGCATAGCTTCTTTCATTAATTGTGGGTTTTCAAATAATGTTCCATTACCTAATGCAAATGCACCAGAACTTAAAAAGTTTCTTATGTGTGTTGGTATAGATAAAATAGTTTTGGCATATTGCGCACCAGCTTTAGGTGTTAATAATAAATTACGCCATGCCCAAGAAAAAGTTTTACCAAGTGCTCCACCAGTTTCACCTCGCATAAATTCTTGTATTTTAGATACGTTAGAAAAACCTTCAGCAATGGCTCTTGTTGTATACATGCCTTGTAATCTATTTACTAAAACCCCATCTTTAAAATATTCTTTTACATAAGGATCTATCTTTACGATTTCATCACCTGGTATGTCACCAAATGCTCTACGTGCTTCTAATGGTGTTGAATGAAAAAATCCTCTTTGACCTGGAGGAGTGTCCGCTTTTACAGCAGCTTTCATAGCTTCATCTGTATCTAATACTTCATCAAACAATTGATTTTTTCTAGCAACTACAGATAATCTATTAACTCCCTCGTAAATAGAGTGTCTTACATCTTCTATTTCACCAAATAATTTTCTAAAATTTTTACTACCTTTACCAATAACTTGTAATGTTTTGTCACCATCAGGTGTTTCTTTAGTTAATGTTTGTGCAAACGTCTTAATATTGTATGCATCTTCTGCACTTTTAGTTAAGTTTTGATATGCAAAAGTAGGTAATGTGTCTTTTTTAGGGTCCATATTTCTAGCAGATGCAATTAATTCATCTACCATTTGATCTGCTTCAAAGTCATTAATAGGATTTTTATTTTTAGCAGCGTATCTCATAAACATATTTGCTACCATTTCTTTATCTTTTGCAGCTGGTTTAAATTGATTAAACAAACCTGCTTCTTTATTTTGAAACATAGCATAAGTATTACCAATGTAATCTTTTATTCTCTCTCCCATTAAAGCTCTAAGATCTACACCCACACCTGGAGGTAAATCTACTTTAGCTCCCGGTCCTCCTGCTGTAATTTCTAATAGTTCTTTAAATTTTTTACGTGTATCTTTTAATCCTTTAAATATAATAGATTGATCTTCTACTGGAACCTCAGCTTTTTTCATTTGTTTTAATAAAGATGCTTGTAAAGTTTTATCTAAACCTTCTTTGTTAAGATCACCTTTAAATAAAGTTTTATCTAAATCAGCTAAAAATTTTTTTCTCCCAGATTCACCTGTTTTATCTAAAAACTTTTTAGTAGCTGGAAAATATTTGTTAGTCACTTTATCTATTCTTGCTACTTGTTCCATAGAAAAATTAGTGTCTGCCATTTTACGTGCATTTTCTTGCATCTTAGATAAAAATACTTCTTCAGGTTTACTTGCTCTAGGTCTAAAGACTGCACCAAATTTATCTAAAGCTCTAGCCATTTTAGAATTACTATACGCTAATTCTTTTCCTTTTTTAGCTAATGTTTTTGCTCCTAATCCTACGCCATATACAAACGGTGTAACAAATACAGACTCTGATGCAAATTTAGTTCTGTTCATAAGTTTTCTGACTGCATCTTCTGATGGATCTTCTCTTACTTCTCTATCTAATTGTGTTGGTCCTGCTTCAAACACATCACCAAAAGAACCTATCTCTTCAGTGTCACCTACCAATGTTTCACCAGCTGCACCACCTAAAACTAATGCACCAAATCTTTTTTTACCTGTAAGTTTGTTTAATTCTTTAGCTTTCTTAATTCCTTTTTGTGCACTTTTACTTTTTATGTTTGCATACTTACCAGCTTTCTTAGCTTTTAATGCTTTGTTTGCTAATTTTAATGCAATCTTAGAACCTATCGCTGCAGGTGTACCTATTTGTACTAATGCTTGTGTAATTTTACCAGCAGCTCTTGCGTTTGCTGTGTCTTCAAAAATGTTTATTGTATCAAAAAAAGATTCTACTTCGTCAGCAGCATTTTCTGTAAGTCCGAGGTCCATGAGCTCTGCTCCAAGAGATACGACTCCCTCTACAGTCTTAACGATACCTGAACCAACACCAGCTGCAGCAGATGTAAAACCACCAACCTCGTCATCAGGAACTTTGGTTGTAACATCAACACCACGTACTTTTCTAGTAATGGTTTTTTCTTTTTCTTTTTCTTTATCTGTTTCTTCGGTTATTCCAATACCTGATCTTAAAGCCATTTAATCTCCTATTCATATGTGAAAGGATCAAGTGCTTTAAAATCTGTTCCGATTATACCTTCTTCGGCTATTCTTTCGTAAAATAGTCCGTCTTCAGGATTATAAAAAACTTGTCCTACTGCAATACTTTCATAATTAGGTACCGGTTTTCCTTTTTTATCATATTCATAAGGAAGTATACCTCTAAAATTTTTCTTAGCTGGACCAGAGTCAGGATTTTTTTCTTTAAATACATTAAACGTAACTATATCTTCTGCAATTTCCATAGAGTTATTTGCAATAAAATCAAAATCACTTTCTTGTAAAGAAGCTGCATAGTTATTTATTCTAACTTCAGGTATCTCTTCTCTAAATACTTTTTTAAGTTTAGGATTAAGCTCTGATTCTAATTTTATTTGTCCTCTTTTATAATCATCTTGAATTTTCATATCTTCTAATTTTTCTTGTCTTTGTTTATCAGCTAGCTGTTCAGCTTTAACTATATCATAAGCACCAAGCGCTAACTTATCGTCAAAGGCTTCGCCTGCTGCTCTTGATTGTTTAAATCTATCAAAAGGGTCTTTAGCTGATGCGAGTGCCGTGCTTATTGCACCACCTATTCCTGATCCCATTGGTGATCTAGTTGCAATGTCTAAACCAAAGTCAATTAAAAAATCATTAAATCTACGTTGAGGTGTGTTTCTTTGTGGTATAACTGATCTCATTTCACCCATAACATCTGTAACTCTTCCAGCTACATTGTAACCAGGTCTGCTTTGTAGTCCAGATGTTATTCCGCCTGCAGCAGATCCACCTTTTCTAAACATCGGTCTTTTATATAAGTTGTTGTTATTCATTATGACATATACCTATTTCTCATTGCTTGCCCTGACATGTAGTCACCATAGTTACCCATCAATCCTCCAGCAACTGAAGCTATTCCCAACGCATTCTGCAACGGCGTAGGGTTAGGCATTACCATAGATTGATATTGTCCCGGTGCTCCAGATGCTATCTGTGCAATTCCTGATCCAAGATAACCTAGTCTTTCATATGGTTCGTAAGCTGCCAGTCTGTTTGCTTCTCTTGTAGCATCTAGTTGAGCTTGTTCTTGTGCTTGTTGAGTCGCGCCCGCTGACCCTAAAGTACCAATGTCTTGTCTATATAACCCTGGAACTTGTGCAGCTAAACCTTGTTGGTTAGCTCCTAATGCCATTTGTTGACCAAAGGCTTGATTAGCTAATTGATTAGCTTGAGTAAATCCTTGTTGTAATAATCCTGATTGTAATAATGCTCTGTTCATGTCAGATTTGTTTTGATATTGTGCTCTCATAACACCTTCACGACCACCACCTAAATTACCAGACATAGCTGCTTGTTGTCCTATACCTGCTAAACCTTGTGCTGCTTGTGCATCGTACTCTGCAAGTGTTGCATCAATAACATCTTGTTGATACGGAGACATAAAAGGTTGGTAAGCTCCAGCTCCTGATAGACCAGCTGCTGCTGTGTCGTATGCTCCTGCTTGTGTAATGTAAGGTTGAAATGCACCTATACCTTGACCTTGTGTTGTAGCCATTGTGTATGCATCAAGTTGCGCTTGGTCTTGACCAGCAACTGTAGGTGCAAATTTTGATGTATCTAATGGAGCTGCCGTTGCTGCTGTTAATTGTTTTCCATAATCTGTTTGTAGATCTTCTACGTATTGTGGGGGAAGTGCTTGTGTTTGTTGTACAGCCATTATATTACCTCGCTTAATCTTTCCGAAACTTCGAACATTCTTTGAGCACCTTGCATACCTTGTGACTCTTCAGACATTTGTCCACCTTGTTCTAAATGTTTCATTACGTTTTCCATAACTTCTGCCCCTTTATCTATATCTCCACCACCTGCATTTCTAACAGCATCTGCTGTAAATACAAACTCATTTACGCTTAATCTTGCAGGCACATCGTCCGCTTTTTCTCTAGCTCCTAGGTCTACAAAACCACCAGTGTTTCTATAGTCTTTTTCCATACCACCAAGGTCCATAAGTCCACCTTCAGCTCTTCTTATTCTACCACCCATAGCCAAACTTGATAGGTCTTTAGTGTCTCTTCTTCCTAAGAAAGGATATTTAACTCTTATTGCTTTTAATGCTTCTCCTGTTGGATCTTTCATGGCTGTAATAACTTCTTGTCTAATACCTTCTATATCTAATCCTTCACCTCTATCCATGTCTTGTATTTCATCTTCAGTCATGTTTCCCATAAGTGCTCCTGCACCTAGACCACCAACTAAAAGACCAGTCATAAGATTGTTACCTAATCCTGCTGCCATTAAATTCTTTTTAACTAATCCAGGTAAGTCTGCTATTTTAAATGCTTCTTGCTGTGCTTTTATTATAGGGTTACTTGCAGCTGAAAATTCAGCAGCCGCAGCATCACCTGTTGCTAAACTAAATTTAGGTATAGATCCTAATTGACTAGCTTTTTGAGCATCAGAAACTGTTTCTAACCTACTTATGTCCGCTGGTTGTTTAGATTTAAATAATTCTTTTATACCACCACTACCTGTTGGCATGCTAAATGCATCTCTAGTAAATGGATTTTGTAATCCTTGAAAATCTGCACCACCTAAATATCTAGCACCTTGACCCAAAGCATAATTCATTAATCCTGATCTAAGTGATGAACCTATTCTACCTGTTTGATCAAAGCTACCTAAACCCGACATAGCTGCTGCAGCCAATGGGTTAAATGGTGCAACAAATGGCGCAGCCTTAACTGCAATTTCTGCTACTTCATTAGGTATAATTTTTCTTGCAAATTTTTTAAGTGAACTTCCTAAACCATATTTACGTCTTCCATCTATACCCATGATACCTCCATACGCTGCTTTCTCACGCATTTGCCCAATAGCTTTTTTTAATTCATCTATGCTAACAGGATCACGTTTAAACTTTTCTCTAAACGCTTCTAATAATTCTTGTAACAGTTCTATTTCTATTTCAGGTGTATCTGTGCCAGCCATCATTTTATCTGGTAATGGTCCTATAGGTTTTGGTTGAAAAGGGTTAACTGGTTTTGTAGGGTCTTGTGGTAATGGTTGACCACCTGACATTTGTCCTTCGGCAAGAACCATTTGTCTAAACTCTTCAAAAGACATGGGTGTTGCTTCAGGTCTAGTTTCTAATAAATCATATACGTATTTTTCATACTCTTCTTGTAATATAGCATCAGCCATCATTTGCTGTTCTTCTTGTGGAGATCTAGGACCTTCACTACCTCTATATTTAATAGATGGTGCGTTAGTTTCTAGTTCTTCTGAAATTTGTATATCTGTTATTGCCATGGTTTTGCCACTTTACTTTGTTTTTGAGAACAAATCAAGAGGAGGCATAATAACTTTTACGTCTTGAGCCATCTCTTCTGCTTTGTACCCTTTAGTTTCCCAGTCTTTTCTCTCTTTAAAAACTTCTCCTGTTTCTTTGTGTCTGTAGGTTTCTTCTACTTTAGCTTGATACACTTTCATTATCCTGTTACCTCTTTCTTAATGTTTAGATAACTAATAGCAACATCAAATGAGTCTGTATTACTTGCTTGTACTGTAAAGGTTTTACCCCCTTCTACTATTAGCGGTTGAGTTAATAATTCTGTTGTAACATTGGCTGATAAAGCTGCCGATTTAATAGCCGTAATATTGTTATTTGTAATAGTCACAGTAGGTGTGCCCGCAGATGTAACAAGAATAGATTTTATAACATAAGTTTCACTAACTAAAGGATTACCAGATCCTAGTGGTGTAAGTGCAGCACCACTTGTACTGTTATCTAGACCTACAAATTTATATTGGTTTACTACTGCCATTAATCTAAAAAGAAACTTCTAGCTTCTATCTCCTGTTTTAATTCTTCTTGAAATGTAGTGTTAAGTTTTTCTAAAACTGCATCTAAATCTCTAACTAAAGACTGTGCTACGTCTTCTTCGTACTCTGAGCTTGCTCTAGTTAGCGTTTGTACTATCTTTGCCATTATGGTATTAAATTATTTTTAAATGCTATATCATCTTCACCTATATCTATACCCAAGATGCCTTCGTTAGGTTGTTCATCAAACTCATAATTAGTAATACCATCTGCCTCACTTTCAAAAACTGTTCCATCTGGTAGAACGTCACCATCATAATATACTTGGTTTTCATCTGAACCATATAACATTCTATCTCCACCATACATTGAGTTATCTATACCTTCTTGAAATTGAGGAGACATATACATAAAATTAGGAGCTATGGCTTTTGGTTCTTCTGACGCTTTTATTAAAGACGCTAAATTGTTTAAATCACCTGTTTCTAATTTACTTAAATCTAGTGTAGGTAATGGTGCCTTCGTTGATAGCATTAATTCATTACTAAGATCATTATAATATGTTGGAGTTTGACTACCACCTAATCCATATTCATTAAATTGAGACATATCATAAGTTGGTTCATTATAATTTTTACCTAAACCAAAAGCTCGTCCAATACCTCTAATTAAATTTCCAAAAATTCCACCACCTGAAATAAGGCTACCAAGACCACCACCATGTGTTTTTCTAAAAGATTTTTTAGCGTATGGATTAACTCTTTCGTTTCTTCCTGTTAGAGGATTAAATTGAGTACGATTCATATATTGTTTAGCCGATGCTATTTCTTGTGGAGATACTGTATATCTACTATCAAAAAAACTTGGGTTAACTCTTTGACCACCACCTGCTGCAATAAATGCGTCTCTATAATCTTGCACGTTTTTATCAACAACTCCTGGTGGTAAATCTGGACCTGATCTAACCCTTTGAGATTCTACCGCAAGTTCTCTTGCATCTTTTCCACTTCCACCTCCTCTTTCTGCAGCACTTGTTGCTACACCAGACATACCTACATCTCTACCACTAGAATCTATTGATCCATATGAATCATAACTAGGTATACCTTTTGGTCCCTTATGCGGTGTGCCTGGTTTTTGTTTCTTTAGCATTTTAGCTTCAGCATCTGTAATATATGCAAGCTTAACTGCTGGTGCTTCTTTTCTAGCTTTGAATTTTTTTGGAACTGTTACAGATTCAGAGTTTTTTACAAAATTTAAAGAACCGTCTTGTTCTACGTAATCTATTTTTTTATCTACTGACATTATCGCCTTCCTCCTGCATGTATATCTAACCTAAAAGTACCTAATTTCCAACTAGAATCTACTGCAGTGTTAGATATTTTAAGAGCTATAGCTCTTGCTCTAGCTCGTGTATCTACTTTATCAGTAGAAGATGTTACTGTGAAAGGACCTAATGATGAACTTGCTGCTGTGTTATTAGGATAGTTTCTTAAATCTAATTGTATAATAGCATCTCCCTCTTGAGATATAAAATCAGGAATAATTCTACTAACTCTCATAATGTTTTCACCATCTCCTCTAAGATCACCTAAACTAGTTTGAGCCCCTCTAACAACTTTTTGTGTAATATCATAATCCCCTGATGTAATATTAGCTGGAATAGCAGTTGTTACTCCAAGTCTTACTTGATTAACACCTGTTTCATGTTCGTAATAATATGAAATTCCTTCTGTGTTTCCTGTTACGTCAAAAGAAGTATCTGTGCTTGCATCGTATTGAGTTCCATGAGGTAAACCAAATACAGCTGAATCTTGCCACGTAGTTCTAATAAACAAACTACTTGCGTTTACAAACCATATGGGTCGTTTAGCGGTAGAGTCTAGATAACTATATGTAACGGATTGAGTGTTAACATTAGAGTTAGCCTCTGGATAAAACCATGTTACTTCTCCAAACAAGTTATTAATGCCTGCATAAATCATTTGATTAGATGTTGTGTTAAGGTTGTCATAAACATAATCTTCAACTAAACAGTCCATCGATTCTAGTTTACCAGTATATCTAAAAAAACCATTATCAGACATCCAGTACGCAGCACCATCAACTTCAACAGCTGCGTTCTTACCAATCAATCCACAGTTAGTACCTACTTGTTCAAAAGCAAACGTAAAAGGAGTTCCAACAAAACGCATAGTAAATAAAGAAGTATCAGACCAAACATAAATTGCATTCCTACCAAGTTTAGCTCCAATGATCCGTGATCCGGCGGCCAGTCTTTGTGTACCGGCAGTATTGGTTGCTGTAGGTGTATAGTCAGTAATATCTTCTTGAGAAGAAAAACGTATAAACATTTCATCCTGAGTAGTTTTATCACCGATGGTTGTTTCTGTTCCAAAAAATACTAAGTGACGATCAGGAGTTGATACTAACATGTCCCTAGAAGCTGTTGGTGCTCCTGATATAATAGTTGCTCTTGTGTTTACAGCATCTGTTAAATCTGAATCCCATTGAAAACATTCACCATTAAATATTAATGCAATAGCTGTACTACCTAAATTATCTATAGACCACAGACCAGGTTCTGCAACTTTGTCTGTAGTTGTTGCTGCTTGACCCCATCCACTAAAACCACTGTAGTTTGTAACAGTTGCACCGTTACTGTGGGAGGCATTGGTTGTGCCTCTAACGTTTCTAGTTATTCCTGTAAAACTAGTGGCTGTTAAACCTGTGTACGATATTTCTTCGTTGTCTACTTTAATAAAATTTGTTCCACTAGATGGAAAACCTGTTGTGCTAGCCACATTGATTGTGGTTCCGGTTCCGCCTGTTCCAGCAGAGTCAGCGTTTAATGCTCCATTTAGAGTAGTGGTTTGTGGGTTTGTAACACTTCCACCCCATTGAGATATACCCCAACCAAAAACTCCAACCTGTTCAGCTGGACCAACATGATAGTATTGAAAATAAGTTATGCCTCCAGAAGTAGTTGCACCACTTCCTGTTTCATTGCTTGGCATTGTAATAGTAATTGTAGTCCCTGTGGGAACGGTTGTTACCATAAATTTTTTATCACAAAAATCTGCAGATCCAAAATTAGAGTTAGTAATAGAACTAAAAGTACTGGTGTCACCAAATAAAATTATATCTCCTGCTTCAAAATTATGAGCTGTAGCAAAAGTTATTGTTACAGTTGGTTCTCCATTTGTTGTACTAAAAGCATTAGTGATAGCCGTACCTGATGGATTAGTTAAAGGGTGTATATCATAATACACGTCTCCTGTGTAAACGTATAAAATTCGATTAGTTCCAATTAAAGAGTATTTAATACCTAGTTTATTAACCATATGATGCAAACCTCTAGCCGCACCAGTTAGTTTACTATCACCTAATTGTGACCAACCACCTATTTTTTCAGGTGTACCATATCTAAAACGTACATTTTCTCCACCTGTCCATTGTGATTCGGCACCTGTAGATGTAACTTGTTTATTGAATCCTGGTAGAAATCCTAATTTTTGTAACATATAACCTCATTATACTATGATTTACGTAGTTGAAATCATATCTTTTATAGTTTATATAGTAGTTTTATAGAGAATGAAAGATAGAAAATATATATGAAAACTACAGTGTTAGATAATGTTCTTTCTGAAAAAGAATTATTTTATATGTACAACGAAATCATAAGCAATTCAACCTGGAAACTAAATGGTTTATCCGGACCAGACAGAGGGTTTATGTCTTCACCTGTTTTAATGGTTAAGGAATATAACGGATCAGTTGCACATTATCCTTTTTATCTTTGGGGACAAACTTTGGTATATAGGATAGCAAAATTATTAGAACATAAAAATATAGGTATACCTACTGCGGTCGAAAGAATGTGGTTTAATGCTACCTACCATGGTAAAAAAACCCAACACTGGCTACATCGAGATGATGAAAAAGATCCAAAATTAAAATCAATTTTATTGTTTATGACTCCTATTTGGCAACCAGATTGGAGAGGGTCTTTTTACGTTGATGGTGAAGAGTTTAAATTTAAACCCGGTAATGCAGTAATATTTGATTCAAATGAATACCACAAGGGAGAGTCTCCTGCGTCAGAAACATATAATTGGCAAAGAATATGTTGTAATATAATAGTAGGATAATGATTAATTTTATAGATAAAAATAATAAATTAAGTGAAATTAAAAATAGTATAAGTATTACTTACCCTAGAACCGTAAATATATTATTGGGACACTATCCTTATCCAGATATAGTTCACAATTTTATCTTAGATATAAAAAATAATTTAGATCCAGATTTTAAAAATTACACTAATGTTAGAGGAGGTATGACCCACTGGTATTATTTTTTAGAAAATAGTAACTTTAAAAATTTTTTTACTTATTTAATAAATAAACATCAAACAACTCACCCACAACTTTTTGAATATTTTTTAGAAAGATACATAGTCAGTAATGCTTGGGGAAATGAAATAAAACCAAATGATAGTTTAAATTATCATACACACCCTTGTTGGCATGGAATTCTTTATTTAACCAAAGGATGTGATTTATATTTACCAGAATTAAATATAAAAATAACTCCTGAACCCGGAGACTATTACATATTTCCACCTGAAGTAGTTCATGGTTTTGATAAATATGAAGGAGAAAATAATAGGTACAGTTTAATTTTTAACATAGAACAAGCAAATGAATTTAATTTTAAAAAAAAGTTAAAGGAAAAAAATGAAAGAAAGAACAGTTAACATTACTAATTTTATTGGTGTGTATGATAATTACATTACTAAAGAAGAATGTAATAAAGCTATTCAATTATATGAAGCTCAAAACAAGTTTAATAATACTGTAAATAGACTTGCTTTTGAATCAGCACCTGTATTGCAAAAACAAGATCAACAATTTTTTGCGGGATCAAATAACATAGATGTATGGTGGGATGATTTAAGACCACTTATATTAAATTTTGACATGGCTTTAAAACATTACGAACAAAACGTAGGAGCTTGTTCTTCTTATAACGTTAAAGAATTTAAATACACACAATTAAAAATACAAAAAACATTACCTACAGAAGGTTATCACATCTGGCATATAGAACATCAAAAAGGTTATGACAGTGAAGCACGAGCTTTTGTCTATAGTATATATTTAAATGATGTAGAAGAAGGAGGAGAAACAGAATTTTTACATTTTTCAAAAAGAGTAAAACCAAAAGCTGGTAGAATAGTTATTTGGCCTGCTGCATTTCCTTATGTCCATAGAGGTAATCCACCTTTGTCCGGAGAAAAATACATACTTACTTCTTGGATGATGTTAAGATGATTAATAACTACAATTTATTTGCAGTGCATGTATCTCATGGACGTTTACCTATTTCAATACATATACATAAAAAAATTTTAGAATTTGTAAAACAAAATTATGAGGAGAAAGATAATATTTCCTGTGTAAGTGGTTTTCAATACCACGGTAATTTTGATGGTAAAAAAGAATTAGATGAATTTATAAATAAATATTTAGGAAATGTTCACCATTTAAAAATGACAGATGGCTGGTTAAATGTTTTAGATAATAAATCTTACAATAAACCCCATTGCCATACGGGTAACAACATCACACACTCCGGTGTATTGTACCTTTCTAATACTAATAATAATATTAGCTTTATAAAAGAAGGTGATATTTTTGAAATAAAACCAAAACTTTTTGATTATTTAATTTTTCCATTTAACTTATTTCACTATGTTTTACCAGAAGAACGTTATGAAAAAAGAATATGTTACGCTTTTAATTTAACAGAAGTAACTAATGTCCTTTAACCATAAAATAACCGACCTTAAATTTCATGTAAATAAATTAGTACCAGAAAATGTGTGTCATTATTTTATTAATTTTTATGAAAACAATATTGAACATACAAAAAAGGAAATAAGTTATAAACAACAAACAAAAAAACATGAAGAGGATAATTATAAATGCATTAATTTAACTCATCTTTATGTAGAAAATAATAAATTCAAAAAACCTTTAGATGTAGCTAAAAGATATATACATATAATGCTTACAAACTATGAGTTATATATAAAAAATAAAATGTGTCCTACATTTGATATAACTAATATGTCTCAAACAAGTAACATCCGTATACTAAAATATAAAAAAGGAGACTACATTAAAGACCACATAGATTATGATGGCACGATAAGAGCTGCATGCACATTAAATTTAAATGAAGATTATGAAGGTGGAGAGTTTAGATTCTTTGATGGTAGAATAAAACATTCTTTTAAAACTGGAGATGCCATGTTATTTCCTGCAGAGCCTATTTGGATTCATGGAACAGAGCCTATTACAAAAGGAACTAGATATGCAATTAATTGTTTTTTACACCAATAAAAAAATATAGATTATGATAGTTGAAAACTGGTTAGATTCTGATTTATCAGATTTTTTAGAAAAAGAATTTTTATATAATACTCCGCATCATTATGGTCATAAAGCACATGAGTATGAAAAGAATGTATTTTACGCTACCACTTTAAATCAACGTGATCCTTTAATTAGGTATTTGTTTGATAAATTAAAGAAAACAGTAAACAGTGAATTAATATTACATAAAGTATACATTAATGTTCAACATCCTAATATGGAAAGTGGGTTTCATGTTGATGAAGGAAATATGACAGCGATATATATGGTCACCGGTTCTGGAAATTTTCAAATAAAAAATCAAAAAGATATAAAATTTAAAAAAAATAAATTAATTTGTTTTGATGCTACAAAACTTCACAGAGGGTTAGCTCCTACGAAAGGTGTTAGAATTACTTTAGCTTTTAAAACAACAAAAATTAAAAAAGTATTATGAAGAATAAGAAGTAGGTCTTGCACCTAATCTAGCAATTTTATCTGCTTCGCTTTCGCCATCGACACTATCATTATCCCAATCGCTTTGTAATTTAGATAAATATGCAGCGTCCCATAAATCTATAAATGGTTGAAAGTCTCCAAGATTAGCATCTGTATAAGTACCATTAGGAGTTTGATCTCTATATTCTACTTCATCAGTAGACGGAGTAGTTTGATATTGAATGGCCCATATATTTGAATATTTAGCTTCAGACCAAATAGAGGCATCAGGTAATCTGAAACCACTTCCAGCACCATCACCTACATTTTTTACTATAGCGTTGTCATCAAATACTACTGTCCAATTTGCGTTTGTTGCCATATTTTCTCCTAAGTCTTAATTATGTATATCACTGTTAAATAAGGTTGTAAAACTGATGTTGCATTTCCAGTAAAGGTCGCACTCATGTTGTGAGAGTGGGCACCGTTTTGACCTGTTGAATAATAAGTTTGTGATGTTGTTGGACCAGATCCAGTATTTTTATGTGGAAAACCTTGAGTACCAGCGGTGTTACCTAAAAGGACGTCGTGTTGGTGTTGTGCAAGTTGAGCTACTGATAAAGTAGAGTTTGCTGTTGAACCACCAATAGTTCCGCCTGAAGCTACTGTTTCTGCTCCACCTGTTGAAGCTAAAGCTTTAGTTCCAGATTTACCCATTGCAATTTTATCAGTTAAATTAGGAACGTTAAAAGTTGATGAACCATCTCCCGCTCCATAAGTAGTTCCTACCGCTGAAAATAAAGTTGAATAAGTTGTTCTTGATACAGCTGCACCATCACATTCTAAAAATCCTGTTGGTACTGAAGAAGTAGACCACGGCACAATAGTAGCTGTAGGAATTCCTTCGATACCTGTAAGGTTTGCTCCTGAAAAATCGTATTTTGTTGCTTCGTAATTTGACATATTATTTCTCCGTGTAAGTCCATCCTACGTTTGAACCAGAATAAACTAATCCAAATGCTGCACCTTCCGTATTAACCACTAAATCTGACGATGCGTTTGCTATTTTAGAACTATTTCTTCCAACAGTCAATGCTGCAGAATCAAATGTATATCTTGAGTCTACAAAATTTACAGTATCACCGACAGCTGGTGACGCTGGAAGCGTTACTGTTACTGCACCACCATTTGTTTCTACAAAAAGTTGAGCACCAGCTTGAACTGTTTCTGCTGCACTTATAGTTCTCCAAACTCTTTCTTCAGTAAGTTTTACAACATTTGTTCCATCAGAATATACTACATAGTTATTTCCTTCACAAAGTAAAACACCACTTCCTGAAACAGTTTTAAATGTAAGAGTATAGTTAGCATGATTAGTTCCATCTACAATATTGTAGACTTTTTCAATGCTATTAGGAATAGTTACTGTTCTGTTTGCAGCTAACGTTCCTGTAAATTTTAAAGTGGCATTTCTTGCATTTGAAATTGTTGCATCGGACATAGCAAGAGCAACATCACTAGATGCTACGTCTATTGCTTGATAACCTGCAACGGCTTGTTGAACAAGGTTTAAATTAGTATTTGTTTTTGTGCCCCATGTACCAGCGTTTTCACCGGTAGCCATAAGTTCTAGTTTAAGATCTGATGAATATGTTGATGCCATTATTTATATTCCTTATTTTTGTTATTTATATGGTTTATTTAGTTTTAAGTCAAACATAATTATGCAGGGGTTTTAATAGTATACCCTGTGCTTGTTTTAGGTGTTTTAGGTGTAAATCCTGAGCTAGTTTTAGGTGTTAATTTTTCATAAGTACCTGGAAAAGATATTCCTGAAGCATTAAGACTAGATGTTGCTTGCAACCCTGTTAAACCTATCTGCATATTATCAAGAGTAATAGACCCTACAGAAGATGTTGTGCTTAATCCAGTTAAGCCTATCTGCATATCATCAAGAGTAATAGATCCCACAGAAGACGTCGTACTTACTCCTGTTGGTGCTATGATAGGAGACTCTGTTGTAACTATTGATCCTACAGAAGACGTCGTACTTAGCCCTGTTAAACCTACAACATCTGCAGGAGAGATAGTTCCAACACTTGAGGTTGAACTAACACCTGTTAAATTTGTTTCAATACTAAAATCTATATTAACAGAACCAACTGATGATGTGGCACTTACCCCTGTTATCGCCTGTGTAGAATCAATAACAAAACTTAAAGAACCAACACTAGAAGTAGCACTTACTCCTGTTGGAATTATTATAGATTCTAAATTTAAAGTTAAAGAACCAACACTAGAAGTAGCACTTACTCCGGCTGGTTGTTCTAATTTATTGAATGAATCTCCGTAAGGTTCTTCACCCCAACCATTTCTACCCCAACCAACTAATGTACCTGCATTATCAAAATCACCAAGTTCTGTTTGAGCTTGTTGACCTGTTGGTGTTACAAAAGTAATTTGTCCAGTAGTTGGATCGCCTACTGAAGAAGTTGTGCTTAAACCAGTTAATTCTACAGTGACTCGTGCAGCAGCTTCAACAGTTGCCGGCACACTAGAGGTCATACTTAAACCAGTTGGTGCAACAGAATATTCTACTCCCCAACCAGAGTTACCCCATTGTTGTCTACCCCAACCTTGTGCAGGAAACGCAGCTGGTGTGCCTAAAGCAGTAGAAGCAGATACTCCTGTTACTGCAACAGTTGTACCATCTTGTTGTCCCCAAGAATTTTGGTTCCAAGGTAAAAGGCCCCATGTGTCTGCAGCTGGTGTGTTTGCTGTACCACCCATACCAGAGTGTGCTGTACAATAATAGTAAAGTGTAGGTGCGCTAGCCGCAACTGTGATTTGAGTATAGGCTCCAGAATTTCCTGGAGTGCCGTTTGTAGTTACACCGGTTGTATATTCAGAACCACCGTTGTGTGTGCCATCAATTGTTGTTGAAAGTCTTAAAGGGTGTGTGCCATTAGAACTGTCTGATTGATCAAACTTATAAGTATACCCTTCAGCTAAATTTACGGTATCTTGTTGTACACCATCAATAAAATATTTATTGCCTGAACCGGTAGATACTACCGTTACTGTAAATGTTCTAGTAACGGACATTCCGCGTTACTCCTTAGGCTATACGAAGGATTGCGTTATCTGCGTCTGCTGCTGGGAATTGAATTGTAAAAGTTCCGCTTGATACGGTTTTGTCTCCACCAAATGCTATTGCACAAACTGCTGGATCACCAGTAGCTGAATCATTAAAAATTAAACAACCGTTAGCTGTAAAAGAAGCTGATGTCCAAGAGACGTCAGCAAAATCACAACATGCAGTATCTGTAGATAAAGCAGGAGTAACACTTGTAAGTGCTTTTCCTTTAGCAGAATAAGCTGATCCTGATGTATTAGAAATTTCGTTTGATGAACTATAAGCTGTTGTTGATTTATTTAAAGTTGCTGAACTTGTGTACAAAGCTAAATTAAAAGTGTTTCCAGATGATGCTGTAAAATTATGTATACCTCGTAAAACTTCCGTTTTAAAACTATTGCATACTGCCGATGTTATTGCCATAATATTTTTCTCCTAATTACTGAGGCGCTGACTCGATTGGAATTCTTATTGTACCATCCGTGTAATCGTCTCGTCTTCTTCTTCCAATTTGCATTGCTGCAAACTTTTGTAGTTCTGTTTTATATCTATTTTCATATAGTGTCAACATGTCTGTTGGACCTTTTAAAAACATATATGCTTCTACTAAACAAGCATATAATAGACCCTGAGGAAAGTAATTACTTACGTAAGTTCCAGAAGTATTAGTCTCTAAACCAGTGGGCATAGCGTTATAATGAATAATATATTTGTAATTTTTATCTGGAGTAGGAGCAACCAATATAGCTCCTGATGTAGCTGTATTAATTCCTGTTGTAGCACCACCATACATAGAATAATATTTAGGAAGTCCTGTCGTATCTTGAGCTGCGGTACCCCCTTCAGTGCCTGTTAATTCTCCTACATATTCAGATATAAAAGTTTGATCACGTCTTTCTAACCATACTCCTTCACCTGTAGTAGCACTTGTTGAATCAAATACTTGAACACCTCTTATAAATAAAGCTTTTGTTGGAACTGTAATACTATTAAAATCTGTAGCAAATTGCGCTTCAGCTTGAACTCTGTCTGAATCCATAGGACAATCTAAATTAATTCTATGTTCTGCATTTTCTAAAAATCTATTTATAACAGCAGCAGTAAATACATTAGCATCTACTTCTGTATAGTTTCTAATATCTGTTGTTAAATTTGCGTAAGTATATCCAGCCATAATTAAGCTCTATCATTAATCGGTCCAATTGTACATTGAAAACCGCCTCCTATTTCTGCACTTGTAGCATTAGATACTAAAGGCACTGTTATAGAATTGTACTGTGTTTCAGTTGCTGGTTGAGCCCCTGTTTGAACTGTTGTTCCAATAGCAGTCGCTAAATAAGATCCAAAAACTTTTGCTCCACTACTATGTGTGGTTGCTGTAGTTGAAGATGGAGTTACTCCTTTAAATGGTGCAGATGTTCCACGTGTACACCCTGTCAAATTGTTACCAGCTTTACCTGTGTATTGAATTACTTCATTTAAAAATTTTCCATAGTTATCTGTGTTAGGAGTTGTATCAATTTTTTCTATCATGATAAAACCAGAAGTTGGAAACTCGGTTGCATCTGTTAAAATAATTGTTGTAACAGAATCACTTATGTTTCCGTTTAGTGTAGTTTCTAATTGTAGAGTAGAAACAGCAACACCACCTACAGGTCTTTTAACAGATTGAAATCTAACATAAGTAGTTCCATCATTTATTTGATTTGATGGATAAGATACACTTAAAGTTCCAGATGCGGCAGTAGTTGTAAAAGGATCGTTGGGTAAAATATCTTGTACCGGAAACTCAACTCTTGCAGGTCTTGCATGTTGTAATCCTTGTGGGTCTGCTCCTACAGGATGTGGTTCTAATTGTGGTTGCTTAGGTTCAAATTCAGAAACATGTACCCATGCACCAGTCCATTCTTTTACCATTTCTCTGTATGGAAAAGCTGCACCTGATCTATCAGATATTGCTAATGCTCTACTACCTTTTGCAAATCTAGCCATTATACGTTTGGATAGTATGTTTTCGGAGTAATATATGTGCTAGCTGGAGAACCATCTTCTGATAATGCTCTTGCTAACTCATCCTCGTACAACAACTTCATCTCCTGTGTTCTTTGTGGTGCAAACTTCATAGATAAGTAATAAGATAATCCTGAAATCATACATGGTACAAATCTAAAAGGTGTGTCACTTGCGTTAGTATAAGCTCCTGCATCTTGAATTCTTTTAACATAATAAACGTTTAAAAAATTTGATGCAGCAGTTGCGTTAGGCATAGGATAAATAGTGATTGTAACTTTATCTATAAATCTTTGTACCCAATATTGAGAAGGTGTTCCAAGTGATGCTTTGTTAGCTGTTGCTGAATATGCATCTCTTGCAACTTTAGTTAAACCAATATCTGATTGAGATGTGGTATTATAATTTTGTCTATAAGTAACATTTAAAATATCTGAGATACCATAAACGTTTGCTGTTGGAACTGTTGTAGCTTGTGGTGGTTCTCCTCCTCCAGGAACATCTGAAGAATTTCTATAAAAAGTATAAACACCAGAACCTTCAGCAGTGGCATCAACATTAGTTGATGAACCTACAACTAAATTAATATTTGTATTTCCTACTTCCCAAAAATGTATTCCTCTATTACCCCATTCTTGAAAAAGAATGTTTAAAGATCTTCTTGCAGTTTTTATTTGATGACCTGCCGTGCCTACTAAACCAAGACGTTCATAGGCGTCTGCAATGATTTCATCAATTGAAAAATTTTGATCAAATGCGTAGGCTGAGGAAGTAGTATTCGCCATTGGCTAATCCTTTAAAATGTTCCGACTACGTAAAAAAAGTCTATGTTAGCCAAAACTGCATACATTCCTGTGTCAGCATAAATACCAGCTCCTGGTAATTTAAACTCGTGAACATGGTCAGCTGCTGTTCCAAACTTACCATGAAAAATTAATTTAGAAGCAGTAGCACCACTTCCAATTTCATTGTAAATTTTAATTTCAGCATTTGCTGCACTTGACATTGCAAACACATTCATAATGTTTGCTTTAGTAATGTTAGTTGCTGAACCACCTACTAATGACTGTACTTGTCCACTTGCAGTCAATATTACAGATTGTCTAACTTTTGATGTTATTGACATAATTTTATTCTCCTAAAATTTGTGTGGGCCGAAGCCCACACCAAATTAATTATTATGAAAGGTTATTGTTCTGCAAGTAACTAATAGTTACTGTAGCAGCACCTGCTGACGCATCATTGTTTGCACCATTATAGATGTAACCAATTCTGATGTCAGAAGTTCCAATATCTTTCCAGTTTGCACACAGTGCAGCTGTTCCTAAAGCTATCTTTCCAACTGCTGAAATAGCTACGTCATTAACGTATAAATCAGTATCCGCAGATGAACCAACCTCAAGTATATCAGTACCTGAATCGTTAAACGCAGTTTCTACGTTAACATCGATTCTTACGATTTGAGAGTTAGCTGGAATCACAACGTTAGTGTCTGTTGCAGATCCTTCAGTTGTATAAGCAAATGAAAATGATTGAGACATTAACACTTGACCTGTGTTTTTTACGTCTGTTCCAACAGTAGTTCCAGTAGTATTTTTAATAGTACCAGCTAATATTGGTCCAGAAAATGTAGTGTTTGCCATAATTTTATCCTCCTAGTTGTGATACATAGTCTCTAGGCCGTCGACTATACGCGTCTAC